GCGCTCGTGTGCTGTCTGTAATTCCACTTGTTGTTGGGTCATTGACCAGACCGATAGCAGTCAAGAACACGAAGACTGCATTAACAAGCAAAATCAGCTTGTTGCCGATATCACCTAAGTCCAGGTGATATCCAAAGACTGCTGCGCCAGCTTGCAAGAGAAGCAAGAAGGCTGGGACAGCAGACAGGTAAAAGGTTTTATTTTTTAGTCGTAATTTCCAGTTAATCATTGTTTTAATTCTCCTTTTTAGAATAAGAAATGCTTGATGATTTCATCAGCAATCGCTTTATGTCCTAAATCTCCGGGGTGACTTGCCACCCCTGCGTTAGTGATCGTATAGTTAGAGCCGTCTGGAAGTCTCAACACCTTGCCCATTTCAGACTTGTATTTAGCGTCCTTAGAATACTGATAAATATCAACAAATGTAACATCGAGTGGCTGACAGATACGCTTGATTCTCTCAACGAAATCTGGTGAAGCGTAGTAGATACCAACCCAATAGATTAAGGCTTTGGGAGAAGCCGTTCTAATCCAATTGATAAGGTTAGGGATGTCTGTTTCAAGGTTTTTACGTTTTTCATCAGTATTGAGATTATCCCCAAATTGCAAAATAACAATATCCGTATTACTGCTTAACGACCTCTTCATTTTGCTATCGAATGTAGCACGTCGATTATTTGGGTCAGATTCCCAGTCCGCACCATTTCCACGTTCTACGACTGCCCTAGGATTTTTAGACATAATATAGTTTTTAACAAGAGTGAAATAATCTTTGTCTGGAGCACTAGCTGCCATCCCCATACCTTTTAGCCAAGAATGACTTAAGATTGAGTTACCAAAAACTGCTACACGATTAGGAACGCTTGAAACTGTCGATAGGTTGCCGTTATTGTCAACTAACAAACGGAATTTAGTCCCGTTCGGACTGGTAATCATTGGCATCTTTTTAAAGAGTTCCAAACCAGACACAATCGGTTCAATCTTGTCAACTTTCTGCTTCAAAATTTCAGCCTTTTCTCGTGTACTCTCGTCAGCTACCTTGTAATTGAACGGAATAGCATTATCTGTTCCGTACATAATCTTGCCGGAATATCCGGCATTATTCGTAACGTGTTGTGCATCTTGAATTAAGTTGCGCTCGCCTCTTGCAGCATAAACTGTATTGTCGTGTGCTTCAAAAAACAATTGTTCGCCATAAAAGATTTCATGTTCTTCGTTGATAACATCAAGTGTGTTATATCCAGTGCTCAACTGTTTTTGGAAAATTCGAGGAGATACAATCAAGTCATTCTGGTCGATGTTCCCGATGGCAAAATTGTATGTTCCAGCTTGCTTCACGTACACATTAATTGTATCGATGAATCCACGACTCTTTTCCCATTTTTTAATAGGAGACATATAACTGAGATTATTCACAGTCGTTTGTTGAGTTGTATCTATACCAGTAATATTCAACCCAAATTGGGTAGTGTTGGTCTCTGGGATGATAAATGGAACATTGGGAGTAATCGCACTTGCTCCATATTCGAGATTATCAAGATTTCTAGCACTTCCAAGGCCACCTTGAAAAATTTTAGACGGTTTATCAGTGATTAACCGAGTTATCAGGATGTATCCGTCGACATTTGGTATGAAATCCCTTGTGATTATCTCATCTTTAGATGAGAAGCTAAAAATTTTAGTTCCTGATTTATCAAAATAATGCGTGAACACTCCACGAATATTCTTCAATCCGTAAGTGATACCAGCTTTTAAGTTTACTGCTGGATAAGTTCCCCAGGTATCAGCATCATAAGTGCCGTTACCATTTCCAGACCATGCTTTACCAGCTTTGAAAGTCTTCTCATCAAGGATTTGCTTCACGACTTCTACAAAACTCAGTTCTTCTGGCTGGATATCTAGTGAAAGTTTGGGAATTTTCAACGAGATATAATCGCTTGGAAGATTTGAAAAATCCACGTTCGCGTTTCTTAACTCTTTCAAAGAGGCGTTAAAGACTTTTGCGTTTTCGTTTGGTTGTGATGTGATGTAAAGGATGGCATCTTCACTAGCAACATAGTCAGTAGTGACTAAAGAATCAGATTGAGAGAATTTAGTTAATAATCGTGTTCCGTCTTTTGATACAACATAGCTAAATACACCTCGGATATTTAGTAAGTAGAACTTATCGCCTTTATCAACAGAAATCGGCCTGTATTTAAACCAGCCATTTGAGTTGAAGGAACCCATATTCTTATCCCAAAGCCAAACAGAGCCGTCGATCTTATTCTCATCTTTTAATAGCTGTTCGACTTTCTTGAATACATTATCATCTAATTTCTTTGAAACTTCCTCTTTGGTCGCTAAGTGAGAAATGTTCTGATGTTCAGTCAGATAATGCTTAGTTTCTAACTCTTCATGCGTCACGATCTGTGAGTAATCAATCTCAGTCGCTTCTTGCATTTCTTCTTTAGTTGCGTAACGTGTCCTGATATCCTTGATATCCTTACCGATTTCCGTTGCTAGATTTTCAAGGTTGCTCATAGATATCACGCTTTCGCTGCAGTATACGTTGCGACTAAATCAAGATTGGCAATTTCATCTACACGTCCGCTAACTTCTGTTACTTTGCCGAGAAGTGCACTATTTGCATCCTGACCCATGCTCGTGATTTTTTCTGCAATCTCTTTCAATGTATCAAGATTTTCAGGTACTGACTCACCCAAGATTTCAGCTTTTACTTCTGTTTTAGCTTGAGTGACTGCCTGTGAAATAGCTTGCGTCATTGCTGAAGATTCTACTTTAGTGCTAACGCTTTGTTTTACTTCCTTGATATCTGCTCCGACAGCTTGTGCGAATGCTGTTAATTTTGTTGTGTCCATGTTATTAAACCTTTCCTAAATTATAAAAAAAGAGCAAGTCAGGGAAATCCGGACTCACTGTACCATCGCTTCTTACAATTCTTCCTGCAAGTTGCTTTTCAACTTCTTTTTCGATATCTAACTCCTTCAAAGTGTAGACTTCTTCCGTAACCAATTCCTTGTCTGAGTCTTCAATTTCAATATAAGTATCTCTGTCGCTTGGGAAGATATAACCTCCGACCGAAATTTCTACTCGGTATTTACCGCTTGGTAGAATACTATCTAAATTAAAATTGACAGAATGGCTAGTGACGGGAGCAGTTGTCTTCCATCTTCGTTGTCCCTTTGTCAGAGTGACAACCGCATCTTGACCTTCAAACAAGGTCATGACACGGTAATTCTCGTCTAACAACTCAAACCCAAAGATAGAAGACAAATCCCCTTGCTTAATAAGGTCGCCACCATCAATCCGAGCCAAATTGGTTGTATTAACTTTGCGGTTGTTACAACCCATTCTGAACCTCTTTCTATCTATCATCTATTAAGATATCTGTCGTAATATCCAATTTCTCAAAATCGCTAAATAAACGATCTATGTAGCCATTACCTCCTAGAGTTTTATAGCTTTTGTGCATGCTTTCTACTAGTGAGAATTCATCTCTAGAGGTATATCCTCTGTTAATAGCCCGTCGCATATCACGGTCAAGGCGCAACTTCATGGTATTTAGATGCGCCTCATCGTGAATTTTTAATTTTTCTTGCACTTCGTCGATTTTGGAATTGCTATCTTTAGCGGTAGTCTGGACATCTTTAATCTGTTTCTTAACATCGGTTAGTTCCGAAACGATTTTATCCGTCTCTTCTTTGGCTTTTTTCGGCAGTTTGTAGCTAAGCCAAGCGATGATAATTGGTGAAGCCGATGGTAGCACGTTCATGAAGAAATGTTCTATCTGTTGTAAGACGTCCATAAACACCTCTCTAGTTCGCCAAATTGCTCAAGCCAAGGCGTTCCAATTCTTTACGCACACGGTCTCGGAAGCGTTTATTGACAAATGAAAAGTCAATCGCCCCACGTTTCAGCAGGTTGATATACATGTCAATTTTAGCTTGGTCTAATGTAATTTTACTCATTGTTGCTACCTCCATTGTTTTCACTAATGCTCGCTTCGCTTGTCGGTGTAGAAATTTCATGTTCTGTCTCGCTTTCTGTTGGTTGTTCTACTGCTGGTGCAGGTTGGATAGGCGCTTCTGCTACTGGTTGTTCAGTAGTTGGTTGCGCTGGAGCTGGTGCTGGTTCAGATACGACCACGTTAGGAACTCCATTTGTGGCCACTTCTGTAGCCGGTTGAGGTTCTGGTTGAACCGGTTGAGTTAATGGTGCAGGTCCAGCAGGATGGGTTTCTGGCTCGGCAACGTGAGGCACTTCTTCATGTCCCTCTGCTTCGTCCTCATGCTCATGATCGATACCATTGTGTTTCTCAAGCACTTCCAAGCGTGCAAAGAGTTCCTCGATATCGTCAGTATTATGCAAGCTGACCTTCTGCATACCTTCCATAAGCTGATTCGCTTGTTCAAGGGCTGCAGTTGTTTTAGCCAATTGTTCTTGGTTTTTGACAATGGCACTTGTTGGGTCTAATTCGGTTCGTAGAATCTCTTTGACTGCTTCAATGAGCGTTTCGTCCGTATCACCCAAGCGGTCACCCTCCAACTCACGAGTGAAAAAAGTTAACGGCTTGTCACATTGAATAGAGACTTCCGTCTTGCCAACTCTAAAAAATTTATTTACTAATACAAATTCCATGTTAAATTACCTCTTTTTCTCTTTAGAATAAAATTGAAGACCACGATAGTTACGACTAGACAAAAATTGATCTTTATCTGTTGAATTGTAAAACTCTAAAGTAACTTTGTAGTAGGTCCTGTTGTTCCAGCTATTAGTATAGATTTCTGCTGTTGCTGACTTGACTAATGTTGTTCGACCTGCAATGATTAACTTACCATTTCCCCAACGACCTGTACTATAACCATATCCAGTTCGTTCCTTTTCCAAAGAAACTGTTAATCCGCTGCCACCACTGATTGAAACTTCTTCTGAGATGTCTATTTGTTTTACAAACACCCACTTCTCCCAAACCAACCTTGAACCAACATATCTTTCTACAATCTCATGCCCTCCGACATAGATTCCTTCTCTTGTAGCCATAGCATCACCTACTCATAAACATCATAGATTGTGTTAGGATCTTTTGTACCAATTACATTATATTGCGCTTTAGACCCATACCAATACTTCATTTGCTGATTTCCGTTTTGGTTAATCAGCTTGTGTGCAACTACTTCGGACGGTGTACTTGGAATCCCAAGCGCTGACCTATTTACTCGCAAAACACCCGAACTATCGACTGTAAGCGTTGAGTTATCAGGTCTGACAACTCCGTTTGAACCAGCTGTTGCGGTTGTGGGAGTTGGACTCACTCCGTTTTTAAAAGTCTGCACAGACACTTTTTTCAACCCACGGCCATCATGAATCATGATGTTGTCCGAGTTATTGACCTGATATGTTTGTGGCAAGTCAGTTACTTTTCGTGTCTGTGTACTAATTACTGCCATGTTATACCTCCATTCTATATTTCCAATCTGCAACAATTACATGACCGTTTTCGTCCGCAAGTAAGGTATGTTCTGTACCGTCTTCCGTACGAATCGGAGCAGTGAAGTCATTCTGTAAGAACATGTACTCGATAGCATTTAGTCTATCTTCGTGCTCCTGGAACTCACGATTTAAAGCCTCTACAGACTCATAGCTTGCTTGTCTGACGTTGTCTACGTTGCCCAGACCAACTTGGGATTTCGTCACTCCGTGTGGATTGTTGCGATTAGTAGCGTGAGCGTTGAACTCTTGCTTGCTAGCCTGTTCCACATTCGTGACATTCCCCAAACCTACCTGTGTCTTTGTGACACCGTGAGGATTGTTGCGGTTGTTCGAATGATCTTGAAAATCAACTTTACTTGCTTGTTCGACGTTTGCGACATTCCCTAGCCCCACTTGTTGTTTCGTCACATTGTGTGGGTTGTTTCGGTTATTGATGTGAGCAGTAAGGTCTGCTTGATTCGCTTTATTTGTTGTTTGATTGCCGATAATCGCTTCAAGACCGTCGATGTCTGCAACCTTATGCCTGTGACTTGCGTCAGCTTTATTTTCCCATCGTTGCGCATCCTCAGCGCCGATAATATCTCTTGACCTCCAGATTTTAGCCATCTGTTAGAACCTCCAGTCTATATTTGAATCGTGTCGTTGTTTCAATCGGAACATATACATCAATGACAGACTGAGGCACGTTTGAACTGTCTAACAACTCAATCTTATTGATTTCTCTGATTGAGTCTGGTACCAAGAAATCAATCAAGACAAAACGTTGTTCTCGTTGTTTCTGTATCGTAACGATTTGATTATTGTTCAACCTTGCTTTGTTAATTTTAGCTAGTACTGTTTCTGTAACTGTATTTAGTAACGTTTCTTTAATCATTGAATAAAACCTCCTCCTGTGGTCCTTCATACTCAAAAGGTGTCACTCCTACAACTGCATACCCTGCTCTAGCAAAATCTACTGAAGTCTTGAATAACCGTTCTTTCAATTTGACACGCTCTGTTACTGTCGGGATATGTGTATAGCCCATATTTGCTGGCTTGATTGCGTTGACAAAGATAACTGACTCTCTGAAAAGTCCACTCGTTTCTGCACCAGACTCAATCAGTAGGACCTGATTAGCGAAATCTACTGAAGCCTTGTACTTTCCTTTTCCGAAAAGGTCGTCCAATTTGCGAATTAAAAACCACCATGAAAATGGTGGCCTCATATTAATCCGCAACAAAACACGCTCTCTTCTCCACTCCAACATATCGTCGGCGTGAGCAACAATACCGTAGACTTCTTCAAATTTCGTTAACGTAGGGACATCGCAGAGCATAATGAACTGATTCTTGATGAACTGTTCTAACGAGACAGTCCCGTCTTTAAACAGAGCGTTTTCAACCCGAACCAGTTCTTTCATATCTTTGACGCCCTCGTAGTAATCTGGAACGTATTCAGATAAGTTTACTTCTTTCACCATTAAACCGTCCTCACTGTTCCTTTATACGGCAATTGTTGTAATTGTCCTGTAAAAACAAGTGCTAAATCAGCTTCACGGTTATTCAATTTCATCTTATCAACGTTTGCGATACCTGTAATGGTCAGTAACTTGGCCATTAACTGCGAGCGATAGATTTTCATGCTATAGGTGTTGACATCTGAGTATTGCGCCCAGTTCTTTCTCAAATCTAAGAAATACTGGTCTAGAGCCTTGTCTACCAGTTCTTTTACTTGATTTAGCTGATATCCTGTCATTAACTCAAGTTTAAACTCAATATCAATTGGGAAGCGTGTCGCGGTCGTAACCGTCACACGATGATTGATAGGAGCAAGTCCAACGCCTTTTCCAGTATATTCTAGTGGATCCAGAACGTTTTGCACCTTCTTGATTGTCTCGGTAGATGCCAAGTTTAAGTCGTTGTCTAAAACAACCACTTTAACCGTTCCTGAACCATTCCAAACTGGATAAACCTGAACTGCACCAACACCGTCAATTTCACGAACACGCTGAACATACTCAATGAAGTTGCCCCCAAAAGGTTTCTCGTTGACGTAAATCAAGAAACGCTTCCGCAATTCATCGTCGGTTTCTTCATCTTGGCCAGATGTAACGATTTCCCCTAAGACTGCTGTAGCGAGGTTTCTGTAGTTCTCCAAGGGCAAGATATTACCATAGTAGCGATTTCCGACAACACCAGTCGTCTCACACTCTACTTCATACTTGCCAGCTACATTAGTTGCACGAACTACCTTGTAGATAAGTGCAGCATCGTCAATTGTCGCAAAACGAGAACCCAAAGCGATTTGTACGCCTTCTTTTCTCTCGTTTTTAAACTCCGCAAAGCGTACCGCTTTTTTTGACGGATAACGATGTAGACCGAACTCTTCAACCTTGTAGTCTAGATATTGGCCAATAGCAGTCTGTGGAAATGTATCTAACAGTAGATTTTTCAACTGCAAATAAAAACCAGCTAACTCGTAACAAGCAGGCGCCAATGCGTCATAGATGATAGAACCTTCCCGTGTATCAATATTTTCATTGACACGAGAAAGAGCGTCATTCATCAGATAATCAAACGTATATTTTTCTAAGAAATCACCTATCATTAATCAGCGTCACCTCCTTTTCAACTTTAAATAAACCGGATATAGTATGGACTTCAAAGACACAAAGCAAGCTGTCCTTGGTTTGTTGCTCGATGAAGAAATTTTGGACACTTTTAATTCTTGTATCAACTAACAAGGCTTGAGAAATTGTTCTCTCAAGGTCAGCTTTTACAAAATCATAAGGCTTTCCAATCAAACGCTCCAATTCTACTCCATAGTTCGAAGAGTAAATAACCCACTCAAACCGTTCTGTAAGCAGAATCTTTTCAACTGCTTGCCTCATGGCTTCTAAGCCGTCAATATATCCGTGTATTCTGCCATTTTTCACTTGATAAGTGTAGGATGGCAAAACAACTTCTTCAATGTTTCGTATATCTACCATCTTCACTCCATCCTTTGTAAAACGTAGTATAATTGCCCGTTCTGGGCTTTAATCATTAAGACTTTGTCTCCTGCTTCAAGGTCACGAAAAACAATCCATCTCTTGTTATCCCCTTCAGTATCTCCAGTGCGTAGTTCTTTAACCATCGGACTTAGAACTAAAAAGGACTCAGGGATTTCAAGTTTATTATTAACCTTGATTGTTAGAGGAGAAACAGATGTGACAGAACCAAAAACAATGTCTGTTCTATCTGTCCCATCATCTACTCCTTGCGCCAAAAGGCGTGCTAATAACTCTCCTGCCATTATTCCAGCGTCCTCAATTCTAAATCCATTGTATGCACCTTGTCCCACTTGTGAGTACATTTAGAGATGATGCCAAGACTGTTCTTCTTAATCCCTTCAGACTCTAAATCAGCAAAATCCAGCACAACACTGTTGCCTGCACTGATTCCAAGATGTCCTAAACAAGGAACTTTAAAAGTCTTTTTAGGATGATTCTTAGCTTTCAATAAAAGTTCAGCCTTTTGTTGAATCTGACTCTCATTCATCTTTTCATCCACTTTTTCGTGGTACTGCAACTTGCCCCAAAGAGCAACATTTTTAGAATCTTTCACGACGTAAACTTCACGCTTCTTACTCTCTTTGTTGTCTTTAGTCAACTTTACATAGTTGAAACTATCATCGATAGAGCCTTCATAGTCAAAATCTGTCGCTACGCTATCATCTCCAATCACTAAGTCAGTAATCAGCGAATTTAAGGCTATATGCTCGACTGTACCAAAGTTATCCCTGATGATGTACCACATACCACCATGAATCAATGTTAAGTCCAAAGCGTTCTGGATCATCGCAAAATAAGTTTTCTTATCTTCGATTTTCTCAGGACACGTCCAGTTCCCTTCATCAACAACTTTGTACTCAAGTTCTGATATTTCGCAAATCTTACTAAAGATTTCATGACTTTTAGAGGCTTCAAACACGATTGTGTCGGTGTTTTTCAGATACCTCATTCTGTCATAAGCAGTAACAGACCATTTCTTGGCTGATTTCCGCTTTTTCTTGAAAACTTTACCGTAAAAAATGCCCTTATCATCTACCTTGAAGCGGATAACATCCCCAAAGTTACAAGCTACCTGTGAGTCTATAATCATATCAAACTCAAGTTTTCCCGGCTGAAAATCAATACTGGTTTCCCATTTGACACCTCCGACCAACTCAGTGATATCAAAGACTTTACCGTCGTTCACATCTTGAATCAGAAATTCCATCATAGGACTTGTACCGAATCAGCAGTAACCCAACCACGCCAACCACCATCAAGCATGGTAACGTGATAAGGATGCGACCCTTTCATATTGATATAATTGACAAGTCTAGTTGCGTTTGACTCAGTTTGACCAGGCCCTTCTCCGTAGCTATCTCTATGCAGCTGCCCATTTACAAGCACCTTTGCACCAATAGTCACTTCTTTCTTAGTCGAAGGGGCTTGCTCTTTCTGAGGCTGACTAGCTTTCTTCTCTTCTGATACCTTCTTTTCGATTTTTACAAACCGAGCCTTGGCCATCTTGTACTCTTTGAAAGTGATGTCGTAGTAAACATCCTCATGGATACCAGCTTTTCTTTGTTGCTCAAAACTCTCAACTGTCGCGAGCATATTGATACCCACGCCAGAGATAATCAAGCGACAAGGCTCTTTGCCATCCATGATTTTCTTTAAAAGTCTGACATAGGTTTCAGGCGTTCCTGATTTATTCAGGACATAAGAGCGGAAAGTGTCTCTAGGGAAGAATGAAGTGAAAGTGACCTCAGAGAGTTTAGGAAAACTCATCTGGGTTATTTCTCCTAGCGCAATACTCGTTGTGGACTCGTTATTTGCGCTATTCTTTGTTTTCAGCTCCTCTGGATTGACAGGAAGTTGTGTGACTTGACCTTTGTACTCTACAAAAATACCAATTGCCATTTCTTTCTACCTCCTACGCAATTCCTAGGTCGCTATCGACCAAACCGACAATCTTTTCTTCAATTCTGTCAACCAAATCGTCGATATCCTGTTCAGTAGCACTGTTTTTAGACTCATATTTAACACTAACTTGAGGTGTTAAAACTTGGTAATCAATGATGTACTTACGTTCTGCAACATCACGCATCATCTTGATATCTTCGTCTTTCAGTTTGACTTCATCTTCAATCTTGCCGACGTTACCAATGTTCTTGCCTTTGCCTAGCTTGTCGCCAAGGCCTTTGCCACCTCCACCACCTTCTGGAGCGCCTGCTCCTGCTGGTGTTTGGTTCATTTGGTCAAATTTAGAAGCAAGTTCATCTTGAGCTTTCATCTTATCAGCGAAACCTTGCATAGCATCACCAATACCTTGACCAAAAGCCTTAGTACCACTAAAAGCATTACCAGCAGTTGAGAAAGGATTTTTCATACCATCCCACAAACCACCTGGAGTTATCATGTTAGCACGCATGCCATCAAAAGATTCATAATCATCAGGAGCCTCTCCTGGATTAAACATCTCTCCCATAGCACGAATACCATTGGCAAAACTACCGTCATTGGACATGTAACCCATTTCGCCAACTTTTCCTAGATTCACTCCTGGTATCTTATTCAAAGCGTCAATGATCCAGTTGATAGCTTTAATAGCTATATTGGCGCCTGCTATAAAAGCATTACCGATAGATTGTGCTACATTGACTACCCCATCAACAAACGTAGCAAAATAATCTAATACAGTTCGAACAAGATTATAAAATAACTTTCTGATGGAATATACCGGGTGTTTAAAGACATTTCTCAAAAATTCTGCAACTGCTAAACCAATATTGTAAATACCTATGAAGAGATTCACAATCGGTGCAATCATATACATTACAAGATTGATAACGAACATAATGACGTCATAAACTACCGTTCCGACAAAGACAAAGGCTGCAACGATAGCAGCCGCAACATCTAAGAATGAAATCCCCATAGCATTTAGAGCCATACCGATTAATAGCGCAATTCCAATTACACCTATCAATATTAGCATCAGAAAAGCCCAAGGAGCTCCTGCCATCAAACCTGCTACAAACATTGCAACACCTGCTATAAGAGCAACCGCTGCAAGAAGTGTTAATGCGGTCATAACTACATTGATGTTCTCAGTAACCCAGTTCCAACCTGCAACAAAGAGATTAAAGAGCCATAATGCAACCTGCCCAATCGCAAACATAGCAGTTTCTAAACCTGCCATGAAGTTTTGACCAGCGGTACTGTTAATGAACTCTTGCCACGCTTGAATTAAAGGCTGAAATGCGTATGAAGCTACGTTGCCAACCTGAGTCATCATATCAGCAAAGGTCATCGGCATTTTCGCAAATTCAGCGTTTGTTTCAACTGCTGAACCAAGCAAAGCGTTCTTAAGAGTATCTCCTGTTAGTTGGCCATCTTTAGCCATCGCCCTCAATTGACCAACGCTGACACCAAGGTGTCTAGCTAGTTTTTGGGCAACAAGCGGAGCGTTCTCCATCATAGAGTTAAACTCATCACCACGAAGAACCCCTGAAGCAAGCGCCTGTGTGATTTGAAGCGTCCCTGCTTTTTGTTGCTCTAAGCTTGCGCCACCGATTTTATACAGCTTGTTCAACTGTTCAGCGAATGCAATAGCTTCATCATTGCTTTTAAAGGCTTCTCCAGCTTGTGAGCGTAGTTTAGCCACTGAGTCTGCCATGATACCGAAGCCAGTCCTTGAGCGTTGTGCTGCTGCCATGATACTATCTTGAAGTTCTTGACCTGTCTTTGATCCATCTTCTATCGTCTTAAGCCTTGCCATGGTCTGAATATAATCATCGCCTGACTTAATCAGACCACTCATTAAATTAGCCATTTGCCTCAAGGCTTGAATAGCAACCATGAAATTTAAAGCACGAGAAATAGAGGTCATTCGACCAAGCATGGATGTAGCAACGCCTAAGCCACCAACAAGAGGCCCAGCCGAAGGAAGTTTAGGAGCGATAGGTGTCGCCATTTTAGGCGCTACAGGGCTAGTAGCTTTAGGCGCAGTTAAATTTTTAGGCATATCTGCTTTAACTTTAATCGTTGCAGTTTGCGTCATCTTCTTAACACGTCTATCCAACTCGCCGAACTTAGCAATAGTCCTGTTGATTGTGCTATTAATTCGGTTTAAAGGGCTTGAGAAATTATCTCTAAGTGCCAGTGTTTGCATTAATGTAGTCATCTTCTACCGTCTCCTCCTTCCTCTGCTTTTTCTTTCCATTTCTTTGTGTTCCTTTTCTTCTGCCTCTACTCGGATATCGATAAAGGCAAAAATCAAGGCTTTTTCACGTTTAGATAAACTATCCAAAAAGGACGGAGTCCAGTTGAATTGATGCAAACAGTAGTAAGCATAACTCAACTCTGCGTCTCCGTCCTCTAGTCGTTTTTTGCTTCTTCGACAAGATCATTGATGTCTTCATCAAAGCCGTTAAGTGACTGAATTTCTTGCATTAGGGTAGCATATTCCCCAATCTTCAACATAGCTTTTAAAGTTGCTGCTTCATCCCCGACTGTACGATAAGATTCTTGTAGTTGAGCATCTTTTAAGTCTGGCGTAACAACGCAAGCAGACATTAAAGAGTCGATGTACTTATCATTGTTGAACTCAGGAATAGCAACACCTTGACGGTTTTTCTTCTTGATTGTCGCACGTTTTTTCAACGTATCATTTAGGCTTTCGTCAATACTGCGAATGACAAAAGGAGATTTGAACCGCTTAAGGTGTACCTCTTTTGTTTCTTCCTGCTGAACGTTTTCTAGTAAAAAGTCTGAAATTGCCATTTATTTATCCTCTTTCTAACCTAATTTAGGCGCATTAAATTTTTCCAAGATATCCACATCTTCAAAAGTAAAGTTGACTTCTTCTTCCAAGAAATCTTCCTCAACTTTTAGTTGACCCATCACAACTTCATCAAGGTTACATTCACGCAAGATAGTTGTTTGGCGACCGATTGAACTTGTCGCATCGTCATTGGTCACTTGGATATCAAAGAATGTATCTCGACCATTCTTCATGTAGTCCAACATCATTTCCTTGAATGTTGAAGTTACACCGTAGATGGTCATCTTACCTTCTCCCTTGAAACCAGTCGCTTTTACTTGCGTACCACGTTTGTTAAGGGTGCGGACTTCTTCTTTGTTTTTCTTAACTGTCGCTTCAAGTTCTTTGATATAGAACATGAACTCATTTTTGCCATCGACGTGAATAAAAGCAGTACCTTCTTGACCACTGATTACGTCACGACCTTTCAAATAAGCCATATTTTCTCCTTTTCTAATCTACTACAACTGTCATATACAGTTTTTCCATGCTGTCCACTGGTTTAACTTTAACGTTAACCACTACAGACTCTTTCAACTCACCACGTAGCACCTCGATGTCTTCAACTTTGAAGTCTTCAATAGCGCCACGAGCCTCAAGGTCTTTGAAGTAACGAATACGATTCGCCTTGAACGCTTGACGTCCATCTTCGTTGTTGTCAACTTTTCCAAGGAAATATTCAGAAAATACATGCTTTGTATCATTTCTAATATCGTCCAAGGTTCGAAGCATACGATTTTTTTGGAAATCTTGATTAATTTCTGATGTGATAGTTACAAGTGAGTTGATATCTTTTTCAACAACTGCTCTATCACGTTTGTTCGTGAACACAAAGTGTCCTTTTTGAAGAGCAGCAATCGTCTCTGTATGGCTCAAACGACCTACAACATCAACAGAATCTTCGTACTTCTCATAAGTCAATGATTTCTCGACACCAGCATTTGCACTTGCTGCTGCAACCCATACAGTCGCTTTAGTCTTATCGATAACTGTCTTATCAGACAAGATGACCCCGTTTTTAACGTTGATTACCGCTTCACTGTCTGCGTCTGAGTCTGCAACAACCAATTGAGCACCAAGCCCTTCATCTTCACGCATACGTTTGATAAAGTTGATAGCCGCCTTCTTGATAGAAGCGTCTTCTACTGGCAAGGCCATATAGTTAAATTCAACTGTTTCAAGCGCCTTGAAGTATTCTGAATAGTCTTGAGTTGATACTGTTCCGTCAGTACCGCCAGTCAATTTAGCACCAGCCACCGCTTGCAGTTCGCCTGTTCCTGAAAACTCAACTAGATCATTGTTTTTCAAATCAGCCAAGACTTTTACGGTTTGCGAGTCCATAACAACAGTATCAAGGAATGTGACAACATCAAATGAACTTGGGTCGTCTACGTTTGTTTTAACTGTTACTGTGATGTCATTTCCACGGACACCGCTATATTTAGCTTGAGCCGTTACGTTGTCTGAAAGGCTTACGTTTGCCTTTTCGCCCGTATTCAGACGATAAAGCAAGACTTCACTCACACGTTTGAATGCTTCATTTAGCAACAAAAGCTGTGGGCTTTCTTGCTCATAACCTAGCTTCTTAAATAGGTCTTCACCACGTCGGATTTTCATCAATTTCTTTGACTCACCGAAGCTGAGTGCCAGCGGTACTGTTACGACACCGTCACCGCCAAGGCGTGTCATTGCGATGTCTTTTGATTTGACGTTAATGTAAGCGCCTGGTCTTACTTTATTTTGGCGTTTCCAAATTCCACCTGCCATTAGTTAATCTTCCTTCCTAGTTCGTACTCTAGTTTTGCTCTTGCTTCTTCCAAACTATAAGACTCTTCTGGGTCTAAAATAGCCCCCAAGATGTCTTTTTCTCCGTTGGTAAAAGCGCTACTTTCCAAAATGTCCGCAGTAGGGAACACAATTCCGTCTACATTATCCATCTTTTACCTCTTCTTTCACTTTCAATTCACGTTGTTTGATATCTTCCTCTTCTAACTTCAAGCGTGTGCTTGCGTTAAAAATACAATGCAAAACATTGTCAACCACTTCATACTGACGGTCAAATAAATGAATCGTCGGCAAGTGCAAGAGTTTATAACTCAATTCTTCTTGCATTGCTAAACACTCGCTACGCTTTTTCTTAGGAGGAAAATAAGACAAATCCACTTTAGAACGTACTTTCACATATTTATTGGCTTCTGGAGTGTACTTTGTGTCAACCACATGGATAAAAAAACAAGGCTCTTTAAAACCTTGCTCTACTTCATCCAGATAAATCCTGATGTCAGGATATAACCCCTTGATGTGGCTAACTAACTCCTCGACTAACCGAAAGCCTTTATTTGCCATTTCCTAACACTACCTTTCTCATAAAGCCATCATACTTATCACGGACACGTTTCTCCATATCGTTCTTAGTATCTTCAACCGTTTTATGAAGGAAAAATTGCCCTGGAACAAATCCACCATTGACTGTTTTATGCCCATACTCAACGTGTGGGGCATAGTAGACCTTGTTATAAACTTTCTGCTTATAAGTCCGCCCAGATACTTCAATACGGCTTTTAGACCAGCCTTTTTGTAAGGTTCCGCCTTGTTTACCATGAGCACTTGCCCAAAATTTGACGTGTTTGCCATCTTTGGTTGTGAACTCCACCCAATGATCCGTATAAACACCGACAGGCGTTCTCTCCTTCACTTTGGACTTTAGTTCTGTACCTTCGTAATTCAAGGTTTGCCTCATGAATCGGTCTACTTTCGCATGATTCGCATTTCTGTTGAAGTTGTTAGCAAACTTAGCGAAACTACGATAATCAAAACTGCCACTCATGACTTGCCCTCTAGCTTTATAGCAATTTCTTGATGTGACCAATACTGACCAATAGGCACATTAGACCGTGTAAACACTTTAACGTGCCCATTTCTATCAGTCACTTCAATCTTGCAGCCTGCAGGGATATCATAGACAACTGAGCAAAAGAGTTTCATATCATAGCCGTTAGCTTGATAGTCGCCCCCGTTCGTTGAACTATTGCTCATTTGCGAAATCCTGCAAGGAATGTCCTCTAATAGCACGCTTTCTGACATACTGGTTAAACCGTCTATCTCTTGCTCTGTATAACCTTTTACCGTCATTTTACAGTCATACAAGCAATCAAAGACTGTCTTAGCATATTCGCTCATAGTAGCTTTCTAAAACGATTCAACTGGCGCTTGTAGCGATCAAGTGATGACGGCACTTGTTTCATTCGTTGAATCATTTCGTAAGGACTAACCTTTTCGATTGTTGTATCACCCATTTTGATACTCTTGACCGAAAAGTCATCTGCGTCAGCCTTTTCAGCAAGAACACCTTGCTCCTTGACCTTGTCCAGTAAGTCGTTGGTCATGTCTATCCATACGTTCTCTAAACGTCCAGGCACACTGTCTTGGTGAATATAATTCAAAATCTCGTTTTCTGCTTGGGTCAAAGCGTAGTGAAGAACTTCCATATCTTTGAAATAATTATCCTGACGCATTTTCCGAACGCATGAGATCAAGTACATTGTGTTGTCTTGTTTCAATTCTTGAATCATATTCTGTTACCCAATCTATTTGCCAATTTTGTGTTTCAAAGCGATAATACCGATGTTCTTAGGCTCATAAACACGTTTCCAGTTCTTGAATTTAGCCAAGTCAGCGTTTGATGGAGTGATGTTTCCAGCATCCACTTCTGCGCCAGTCCATTTCACACCGTAAGGGTGCATAACAAGAGCACGACGAGTGTAAATCATGTCGTTGCCTTTAGCAGCTTCACGAGAGGTTTCGAATGTAGTCAATCCTGATGGATTTCCTGTATTGAGACCGATTGAACCTGTGCGGAAAAGATATGAAGTATAGATATCTCCTGTTGGTGCAATACCATCATCGATAATGACACGGTAGCCAAGGTAGGTTGGAATGTTGATGGTTGCAGTTGTTGGCTGGATGTATTGAATCAAGTTATCTTTTTGTAGTTTTGTATAAACCGCTGAGTGCATAGCAATCGCAGTAACTTGATCAGCAGAATCCCCAAGCAATTGTTTGGCGTCAAGTACCATAGCTGCCTCGATACCAGTAGACGCTTTTGATTGGTCTGATACGTGAGTTTCTTCAAGCGCACCTTTCTCTCCACCTGTTCCAGTAGCAAAGATACCATTCAAGGTAGCAATCAAGGCTTTTTGGTCTTCACGCAACCAGTAGGCACCGATACGGTTCAAGATAGCACGTACTGGGTCAGAACCAGCTACAATACCAGTCAATTCGTTGGCAGCCCAACCACGGCCACGATAAAGAACGCAGGCAATGTCTGCTCCAGCAGTGATTTTTCCAGTTTCTAGGGCTTTGTCGCCATTGCCTAGAACCTCAGAATCACCAGTAAGGTCATTCCAAAACGGCATGTTGACCAAAAGACCACCAGATGTAATGTTTTCGGAGACACGCTCATCTGATACTGCAATACCACTTTGAACGAAAACAGATTTAGCAGCTGTGTACTGTTGCATGTAGGCATTGTATTGTTGAGGTGTAATCGTGTCTAGAATTTTTGTAAGTTCATTAGCCATTAGTTATTTTCTCCTTGTTGTTCTAAAAATTGAGTTAGGTTGACGTCGGGATTGCTCATAGCAGTTTCCCAATTCCCTAAATTAGCACCTTGCCCATCGCCTTGATTTGGCGTGTATTGGGCTTGCTTCTCCCCGTTAAAGAGATATGGACTCTTAGCACGCTGAGCTTCGATTTGCTCAGTCAAGCCAATCAATTTGCCATCTTTTACAGAGATTTCGTCTTTGTTTAAGATTTTCTCAAAAATTTCTGCGTCTCGAACGCCAGCTTTTGCCAATTCAGCATCGATTAAGCGAGATTTGTTCTCATCTGCTAGTTTCGTTTCAAGCTCTTCTGTATCTTTTTTGTACTTTGCTTGTAAGTCCTCTAGCTTTTGCTGAATATCTTCAATATCTGCGCCTTTTTTCTTCAAATCATTCAAGTCTTTGTCACGTTGTGTCAGCTGTCCACGCACGTTCTCTAATTCGCTATCTTTACTTGCCACATCATCCTTTAACTTTTGGATATCCGCACCATGCAAAGCGAAGACTTGAGAAATTTGGTCTTCAGTTAAGCCGATGTTTGCTAGTTGTTCTTTTTTCATTTTGAAAATCCTTTCCTCTACGCTAGGCTTTTTAGGTGTTCTCCATCACCAGTCGCTCCGCTTTTGTTAGGACTACGGACTTGTCCAATAGTTGAACCTTTTAACGCCATGCCCAGGGCATAAGAAAACCGC